CGCCTGCGCATCTCACTCAGCGGCTTGAAGCCTAAAGAAGTATTACAAGTGTAATAGTTCAGACCAACCATATGTTAACCGTTCCTGATATGGTACAGGATACTCAGCAGTCCTACACTCGCTCGATTCAGCCGCAAGGCTGAGAAGAGCGTCATTGAGGTGATTCCAATCACATTTCGCTCGGCGATCAAGCCGAGCTCTCAATGATCGAATTCGAACTTCAAAACGATGAAGGTTCCGATTAAATCGGATTAAGCCTTCACCATCGAGAAGTAATCGAAATAATTCGACGTTTCTGTATTCGAATATTCCCTGGGTTTTGGGATTATTGCTTATAGGCAATATTCCTTGAGCCTTTCGGACATTAGAATATATATAGGACGATAAGCAGTCAAAGCCTTGTAGTCTCGCTCGAAGAGCGAGGCCACAAAGGCTTGTTCTGCCCGCTGCCGTAGATAGATCATCACTCCTCAAACGTAGTGGCGTAACGTCTTGGCCCTTATAGGCCTCGACGCCACACGATTCTCTATAGAACCCGCGATAATAGCACTTTTTCTCATTGGGAATAAACCCGCAGATAGAAAGCGCATATACCGCTGCACTGTAGTATTTGGAAGGAATGACGATATCATCTCCGTAGACATAAACATCCGCATGATTGGCAGCAAGCCGACCATGCTTCATAGTTATGCCAGCAACAACCACAGCATAGAATACTAAGGACTCAACGGGAAACATTAAACAGTTTCCCATCGGAGCCCATTTCTTCAATGCAATACAACTCGCACTGTCCAGTTGGACATGAGTAGCGCGACAGCATGAGAGTCTAGAATACGCATAATCTCCGAAGAGATAGCGCACTAGATCCTTGTGTAGTCGATCGCTAGCGTCTCGGAGGTCAATGGTCGCATTTAAGCGATCACACGATCCTTGACGGGCGAGAGCCTGATTGATGGTCTGATCTGTGAAGTTTATAAACTTCCCATACCTAGACCATTTGATCCGGTTCTCGAGCTCATTACGCAAGCCTTGCTGAATCCAGATAGCCTCTGAAGGGTGCACACATATAGTGCGCGGACCCCTAGAGTCTTTCGGGACGAACGTAAGGCGAGCGACTATGTCGCTCGATACTCGATTCATAAACCGTGAAGGGTACATCAACCAATACTGCCAAGAACTGGCAATAGGGGCGAAGTACTTATCAATCGGATAGTAATCGGTTATACTTGTGTAGTTTGTTAAGAAATAGGACCTATCATAGTGATCCCGTGGCGGAAAAACCGCCCCGGGGCCATGGGAAGGAACTATTTCTTGCCAATTAGCGCGATAAGTAACCGTGCTAATGATGTTGCGAGCGAGGTCGAAGAGGATAGTGGAGGTAGGCTTAAAGCCAGCTTCCCATATCCCAAGATCTTCCTCGTTACTAATGTAAGCCGCCTTTGCGGCTGCGATTTGTTTGTCATTTGGTTGTTGCTCGATCTTATAGCAGAAAACAAGGATCTGTATAAGCGCGCCTAGAAACCTAGGTTCATCCGTGAGGACGAACCGCTCCCAGAGAGGCATAAGCCAATCCGGAAAAATCGGAGCTAAAGTTAACTCCGAGACTGATTTGACAGGCAAAACCTGCCAGCCAGTAGTTTCTAACCACGCTAACATGTCCTTGTTCAGAGCAGGGGCTTCTTTTAGGAGCCACTGCCTATCAAGATCCTCCGGGGCGTCTAAAAAGACACCCGTCTTGATCGATAGGTCTGCTAACAGGCGATTGAATATACTTTGTATGTTCATGATGCTTGATCGTTACCCGTCTGCGTAGTGGTTGAACCACAATACCTGGTTGATATTAACTGTCTACTGGGCCAACGCTAGCATAAGCACGAGGGGAAGGTGGAGCAGTAAGCTTCACTCCCGGCGCGAGTATGTAAACGATGGAACCAGTAAGGCCACCAGTGGAGAACTTAACAATCTGGGACAATGAAGTCCCAGGATTGAAAGCTCTAACAGTGGTAGCCGAATCCGACGTCCTAATCTCTGGGATAAAACCCGGAGTTAGATTGCCATACTGATACATATTAGAAGTAGCAAGATTGGATTTGCATCCAATCATTGCTGTTTGCTAACAAAGATCGAGGCCGAGAGGCCAAGACCTGAGGTATTAGTAGTGCCGTGGATTAGATTGACCAAACGGTCCGTCACAGCTGTGACGTCCGCTGAGACAATGTTACTATCACTAGGTACCGCAACAGATAACGACAGCGTGACTGGGACGATACGTCCATCAGCCATCGCCACGTAGCGTTCGATACGTACATTAGAGCGGACACCGGGTACTTTCGTACCCGAGTCGACGTAGTCCTGATGACGGATAATGAGGATTTCCGGGAGATTAACTCCACGAGAAACTTCACGCCGCTCAGAACCAGCGTCACCACTCTTAGACTGGTCGAACGTTAGTGTGTTGAGGGTCAACGATGCATTCATGTTTTTATGATGTGTTTTTGACTTACAGTTTACGTCCGTAGAGACGCGCAACAATTCGGTAGTTACCGAACATTGCGAAGCTTCGCGAGCGATTGCCCGAGCAAGGATACACTTAGTGCAGCTTGCTTTTTTCCAAAGCGACTATTCAACCCGAAATATTCGGGAAGAGTAGATTTCCGGCGGTAGTACTTTAATGTATTACTACAGGTAATGTCACTAACGTTAGATTTCCAAGTACCAGTCCAATCAGCGTTAAATCTGATCGGAATAGTGGCTTGGTATTTCTGGCTAATGGCAATCCTTTTAATGGTTGAGCTGCGGCCCGTGAGGGCCTCATCAAGACCATTAACAATACCTGAGGTATCAGCGAACCAATCTACGACGAAACTATAGGGCATGTGCTCCCATAGGAACGAAGCGGGTCCACCAGATAGATACTTGCGCATAAAATCGTCGACCTTGGAAAGGGTCTGCGAATAATAGCGCGGTCTATCTTTAATGCCTGAGACAGAGCATATCTGGATACAAGAGTCCGTCTGTAACGACGGTCTCCAATATCCGGTGCCAGCCCCAGGCGAGTACCCCAGAGCACCGCTTGCGTCGAGAGACAGGTTCCCACCTGATCTCGCGTAAGCAGTGACCATTTGTCCCTTAGATGCGAATGCCTCTTGAAAGGCCTTCTTAATTGAAGGCATAGCAGCAGACATCTTCATCATATCAGAACGCAATGGTGCAATACCGAATGAGTACGCAAGATGCGCGCTAGCAAGGCCTGGTAAGAGCTTACGCGGATTTTTCAATCCACGTAAGTTATTTCGGAGCCAAGCAATAGTGCTTGGTTTTCCGAGATTACTTAACAGGTTACTTAATGGCGTTAGCAGTTGCGGACTTTCAATAATGTTAAGAAGGTTATCAACCTTATTATCATTATAGAAGGCATCTAAAGCTTCGCGCTTTAGAGCTTCCTCGGTCTTTCCCCACTTCACACTAATCATGGAATGGGAACAATTCCCATATAAACCCCAGGCTAACCAGTGGGCGTTAGTGCCCGACCAGGTGTACCTGTAGTTAGAAGCAGCACTAGACTCATCATTATAGTTGAGACTTTTGCGCTCCATGAGCTCCGAGTAATGAAGCACATCGTTGACGGCACCCCTTGTAGGGGTGCTAGCGTCTTCCATGTGCTCAAACCCGTCGATCAGTGACATACTACCCGTGCGATTTACATCGCCCGAATTAGTCATCACTGACGGGGTGATAGTGAACTCTTCAGAATGAAACATTCCAAAGGGTTCAGGGTGTGAAGATAAGGACTTATTGCGTATTCTTATAAAAAGACGGGGAGGGTTCCACCAG